GTGAGGTAGTCAGAAATTTTACTTCCGATAGCCTCCTCCATAAGTTTCTCTTCTTCATTTTTTGTGATCATGATGATTGGAAGTGCTGGGAATTCGGCTTTTAAAATGGCCAGGGTTTCCAGTCCATCTTTGCCAGGCATGGTTTCATCGAGTAGGACGATATCAAACCTGTTGTTTTCACAGAGTGCGATGGCATCATCCCCATTTGTCACAGTTGTGACTTGAAAACCTTTGCCTTCAAGGAACATTACATGCGCTTGATCATAATCGGATAATCTAGCTATCACTATCCTATCAGGGAATGCTTCTTCAAGTATCTGTAGTATTTTCTCTACGTTCATCTTCTCTCCAATTCTATTTATAGAAGGTTCCGGTTCTTTTATCATGCCTCATCCTGTGTGACACTGAACCTAACTACATAAGTAGGTATACCCTCTCCTTGTATCTATCGGTATCTGCAACAACTCAAGACTAGAAAGTAACTCTAGCCTCGATGCGGAGGGGTCCACAGTACTACACCTTCCCCGTCATATTGATGCATACACGCCAACCTCATAGTATTGATAGCACTACTTCTTCTTAAGCCCTTTGACCTATAAGCTAATAATGTAGCTACCCATAACTCTCTTTCATTAGTACAATCCTTTCAGGCTTTCTCAGCTCTCTTAGGGCCCATACCAGGAACACCTTTATAACCATCAACAGGGTCACCCGCTACACATTGGTAGTATTTAAAATGTAAGGCAGTCCACTCATCTACTGTTACATCTTTTTGTTTACCATAGTTATAGTGAGTACCAACTGATTGCATTAATACATCCTTATCGATAGCACATAATATATAATCCTCAGGATACTTAGTCTTTAAATACACAACAGCATCATCAGCTTCCCATCCTTTGTGTAGGATAGCTCCTAGCTCTTCAATCATGTGCTGCTTTAGTTCAGCTACCCATTCAGGTACTCTCATGTCCTTACGGTTGTGTTTATAGTCACTAACTACTTGATCTCTGAAGTTACCACTACCAGTTAAATGAAGCTCATAATCATCACATCCAGTAGCGAATGTAATAGAATCAAGCATACCATCAATAGCATCTTTCATATCCTCTATCTCACCATGGTATGTAGTTTCTCCATCACCCCAGTCAATAGCTTCTTCTACACCAAATCCTGCTTTATATATCATACTGTCTGCATCTATTAGAGCTTTCATTTATTATCCTCTTTTAATTATATCTTTAAGTTTAGCGATCACTCGCTCTAGGTATTTACATTCTTCATTAGTCTTGCAGTGTCTATATTCTGCTTCTAATGTTTCTACGTAGTGTCTAAGTCTCTTTTTCATTTATCCTCCTATCGTTATCCATCCAAAGTTATTCATAGCGTTGGTTATTAGAAACCACTCCGCTACTACTGTGTTTATTATGAATATTATTTTCCAATCATCAAGCGACATCTTGCTTTAAAGTGTCCCAACTACCAGTCAATGCACCCTTAGCATAATCAGTTACTCTTCCTTCGAAGAAGTTCACTAAGGATACACCAGATGTAACATCATCCATAAATGGGAAGGGGTTCTCTTTATGCCCATAGTTCTCTTTCATACCTAACTGTTTTAAAGCATTATCTGCCATGTATTCTATGTATGTTTTAACTGTATCCTTATCCATGTGTGGAGGATTCAAGTAATCAACTAATGATTTCTCATATTCTACAATCTCTCTTACTGCTTGGTATATATCATACTTAAGTTCATCATCCCAGATATCACTATTCTCTTTGATGTATTCTCTAAATAGTTTTGAGTTACCTTCTTGGTGTTGAGCTTCATCTTTAATACTCCAGTCTACAATAGTACACATACCTTTGTATTTGTTTTGGAACTGATACTGTAGTAACATAGCAAACTGTGCCATTAAACTAATACCTTCTGTAGCTCCAGCATATACTGCTAACATCCTAGCGATGGCTCGTCTAAATTGTTCATCAACTTGTGCATTACTCATACCATCAGCTTTGTAGTCTTCAAACTTCTTTACCTTAGCTTTATCAATATACTCAGTCTTACCTTCCATTAATGGTATCTCTAGGAACTCACTATAGATTTCATCTCCAAACCCTAGAGTCTCAGTAAGTAGAGCATAGGCACTAATGTGTGTATTCTCTCTGTTGGCGAATGTTCTTAACATCATCTGTACTTCAGTAGGCTTAAAGATTCTAAGCATAACATCATACCCAGCACCAACCATAATATCATTCTGTGTGAATAGTCTTAATACTTCAGTAATGAATCTAACTTCATCTGCATCAGCATTATTAAAATCTTTAATGTCATCAGCTAGAGGAACTTCTTCCTCCGTCCAATGCATCTTCTCATGTGTTTTCCAGTAGTCATAAGCCCACGAATATTTCATAGGTTTATACATCGGGTATTTAGTTGTTTGTTTAATTAGTGTGCTCATTCTTTCTCCTCTTTATTGTTACTGACAGCTTAAGCAGCTATCTACTTCTATTATTTCTCTATCTCTAAGTCCTGCACTAGCTCTTGTAGCTGCTGTTGACCTACAGTAATACAGTGATTTAAGTCCTTGTTTCCAAGCTCTCACATGTAGATTATACAAGTTAGCTACTTGCTCATCAGCCGGTAGGAATAAGTTAATACTCTGTGCTTGATCTATGTAAGGTGCTCTATCACACGCCATATCTACTGTATGGAATTGATTTAACTCAATAGCAGTCTTGAATACTTCTTTATCCCAAGCTGACAGGCCTGGTATCTTTAGGTTCTGTATTGAACCAGCTTCCTTACCAATAGCTTTCCATACCTTATCTGTATTAGCTCCTAATTCAATTAGTCTTCTCTCTAGGTACTTGTTCCTTTGTGTATAGGTACCAATGTTAGTCTTGTGAACATAACTATTAGCTAATCTTGGATCAACTCCCTGGCTAGTCCCATTACATAACGTACTAATACTAGCTGTTGGTGCTATTGATGTACTATGTGTATTCCTTATGTAGTGGCCATATCTTTCACCTAATGGACAAGGTCCAAACTTAATGGCTGCTTCATGATTTGCATCATCTACTGCTGCTTTAATCTTATCAAATACTGTTATGTTAAGGCCTTTACTCATTGGTGAACCCCAAGGTAAGCTCTTCTTCTGTAGTAGTGAATGGAACCCCATAGCACCTAGTCCTAATGATCTCTCAGCTATGGCACTACGTCTTGCTTTCTCAAATCCAGGTACTCCCTCAGTTAAATCACTAAAGCTTTGTAATACATTATCTAGGAATCTAGTTGTATCATATACAAATTGCTCTAGTTCAAACTCAATCTCATCCCAATACTCCAAGTTCATTGAAGCTAAACAACATACACCTGTGTAGTTTTCATTTGTATGTAGTGTTATTTCAGCACATAGGTTACTTTGAGTAACTTCATATCCTGCGTCTTTATATACCTGTGGTCTAGCATCATTTACATTATCTTTAAATAACATATACGGCTCACCTGTTTCCATTCGAGTCACCAGCATTTTCTTAAATAGATCAAATGCATCTACAGTCTTAACTATAGAACCTGTCTTAGGAGATATTAAATCCCATTGTCCTCGAGACTCAACAGCCTCCATAAAAGCATCAGGGATAGTAACACCATGATGTACATTAAGACTCCTACGGTTGGCATCACCAGTTGGTCTTCTAACATCTATGAACTCTTCAATCTCTGGGTGAGAGACATCCAAGTAGACTGCTTGTGAAGCTCTTCTAAGTCCTCCCTGAGAGACTGCAAGTGTTGAGCTATCAGATACTTTGATAAACGGGATGATTCCACTTGACTTACCATTAGCTCCAACTCCCTCACCGATTCCTCGTACACTAGACCAATCTGTCCCAATTCCTCCACCATAGCTTCCAAGCCAATTATTTTCTGTGAATGTGTCAAAGATTCCTTCCTTACTATCTTGTGTTTTGTTTACATAACAACTAATTGGTAGTCCTCTTTCTGGGGCATTACCATTACTACTAACGGGCGTAGATGGGTGGAACCAGTAGTTACTTATGTAGTGTTTAATTCTATCAGCCATTGCATCATCATCTGCAAACTTAGCCATCCTGTCTAGCCATCCTCTGTAGTTCTCGCCTTCTAGGAAGTATCTTTCTTGATACATATCCCTAGAGAACTGAGGTAATCCACTCCAACCTCTTGTGTCACTAATCATCATTACTCTTCCTCATGTATAAATTTATCTATCGATACTTGTGAATAACCTAATACTAATAACATAGGTACTATCACATCTTCAATAACTGTTCTGACGTTTGAAGCATCATCTATCTTAATTGTTGTTACTTTTCCATATGCTGTACATACGAATTCCATATCATTATTCAATAACATTGTTTTCAAGCTCCTTAATCCATTCTTCAAGATACCAAGAAGCTTTCTTTAAATCTTCTAACATATCATTTTTTTGTCTCATATACTTCAGTACGTTTTGTTTACAAGCACCTGTAATCTCTAGGTGTGTAGCATTAGCAGTAAAGTATGCCCAAGGCTGTATAGCCATGTCTTGATAGTGACTACCACCTACTTGTGTTCTTACATTATCTTCCACATTATTTCCTATTCTATCTAAGAAGTCATCTACATTATCTCTATTTATATTAAGTATGGGTTTTACATCTCCCCTATGCTCAAACTTTGTAGCTCCATTAGTAGGGACACAATTATCAGCCTGGGTACAATGATCAAATTCTCTATAAACACACTCCTCGCATATATCAGTCATCCGTGAGTCATTAGCTGAACCTCTTGATTTAGCTTCATATTTAGATTGAAAGCTGTTAGTAGGAACACAGTAATCATCATTCATACATATTCCGTTGCCTCCAGGTGTCTCATAATACATACAAGAATTACAGATACCTTTAGATATCCTCTCACTATTGTCTACTGGTTCATACATATTAAGCATCCCTAAAATCAAAGTGTTGTTGTTCAACATTCTTTCTAAAGATACCATCACAACCTAGTGTACCTCTTCTATCCTTGATCTCATTATATGCTTGATCTACACACTCTAGGAATTCGATATCCAATACATTACATACGCCCCTAAGAGTAACATAGACGTCACCGATAGCATCTCTAATTTCTCTGTCATCGCCTTTATTAATCCCTTCTAATAACTCAGTTGTTTCCTCTAGTGTTTTGATTGCTTGCCCCATGGCTGTACCATTGGTAGTGATACCTCTCTCATAGAACCAGATGTCAATACCATTATCTAAATCTCTTCTCTTAATCATTGGATCTAATGTGTTCATTGCTCCTGCCATTATGATACCCAGCTTTGCATAAATAGT